TTTATAAAACGAATCTGCATTTACAGATAAAGTTGTTTGTCCCTCCTTAGAGAAATCTAACGAATCACCGCGTAGCATTGCCTCTTTTAGTTCTCCGGAAACATTATGATCCATCAGTTGCTGTGCTACTTTCACGCCACCGAGTGTTGTAACATCACTTTTTAAAATAGTAGAGCCGGCACCAGTTGGCAGTACTGTAGCAGCATTAAATCCATCGTCGTTCATCGTGACTGTCCCAGTAAACAAATTTCCTTCTTCATCACGATAATTAATATTGTGAATAAATTCAGCACCTGTGATACTCCCACTCTCTACATCACCTAATTTCGCAGTAATCGCTGATAACTCCCCGACTTTTAAAGCGTTATAATCCAGAGGTATTTCTTTCCAAATTATCCCATCCCACTTAAAAACACCTGTTATAGTATTTTCAATCTCATCTATCTTGAACCATGTATCGTTTATCTTTGGAATAGATGGCGGTAGCTCACCATAAAAAGGTTTATTGTTATCACCAGCTTTCATTAACGCGTCATTAGCTGTATCTATTGCTGTGACAGCGGAATCTTTAGCATCATTTGCTACTTGTTTTGCATCTGTTGAATTTGTATTCGCATCATTTGCTACACTTTCGGCACTACTAGCGATTTGCTGTGCTGTTTCAGCCTTATTACTTGCGATTGAGGCAACTTTATTAGCATTTGTTGACACCTTCGCGTTTTCCCTCAATTGATTTATAATCGCAGGTGTAGCCGAATTAATATCAATAAAATCACCAACTACGCAAGTGCTTTTTGACATATCGCTATAACAAATATTTAACTCAATAACCCTTGCTTGTACTGTAATTGGAGGACTCATTTCTAAATCTACAATTCTTACAAAACTTCCTTTTCTTATTCGATGTGCTTCAAAACCATAGACTTGTTCTAACATTAAAATATTTGCTTCATATTGATATGCTGGTGTTGACAACTTTCTAAGTTCTAAAGTACCCCATTGTTTCAACGCTGCCGCATTTGTTATATTTTCATTTACAATCTTAGTCATTAAGTAACCTGTTCCGCTTGGATTGTATTGCTCATTTGCTTCATCATTATAGATATAATTCAATCCTCCATTAACAGAAGAAATGTTTAATTGTGTCCCGTCAGCTTGCGTTGCGCCAAGAGGTATAAGAGCGGTCTTAATGTTCGTAAATAATACTTTCCTCGTTATTCCTTTAATGCCTGTGCCGCTCTCAATTCGAACACCTTCATTATCCCCAAACTGTTTCGCGACTTTACAATAATAGCCAACTATCCTCCCTTGAAATGTTTTTACATAAAACTTAACTTCGCAATCAAAAGCAGTACAAATTTGATGTAGGGCTTCTTGAGCTGTTATATATCCTGAGAACTCCAAATTTGCAACTGCCCCTACATTTTCTGTATCTTGAGGAATCCATCCACTCCCGCCAAGCACATATGTTAAAGCGGGACCAATATTACTATTGGAAAAAGCGCGATCTGTCACAATTACATTATTCAAATCAAAGATAAAAACATTTTCGCAAAAGATTCTTTTTTGAGGTTTCGAACTATTGTCATCTCTGATGTCTTGCACTTCAATAATTTTGAATAACAATGAATCATCGTCTAAGTCTTGAAGCATTACATAATTTCCACCTGTTAAATATTTTGAACTTTCGTCATCTGTCGAAACAGAAAACTCATAAGTTGAATCAAAATCTATAACTTTCTCGGTGTGTGAATCATTAAAATAATGAGTTCCATTTGTTGAATCAACGGATACAGATTTTACAATTTCTTTATTTTCATCTAATATCAATAACATTTAAACACTCCTTTAAAAAGTTCTTGGCCTAACATATACTGTCCAATCTGCCGCTTCAAACGGAGATACATTTAATACTTCTGTTGTACCGCCAAATAACTTAAAAAAATGACTTCCTATTGCTAGATTCTGCATAAAAGGAATGCCATTTTTATAAATTGTTTCTGTTTCAAAATCAAACATTAATTCGTCAGATGCATGCGCTATAACTTGCGGAGCGGTATTTGCAACAATATTTAATTTTTCAACAAGTGTATCTGTGAAAAACAAATCGCGGTTAGGGTCATGTGTGCCTGATGCCGCAGCGTATATATTTAATTGAGCTAATTTTTTTGTGTATTTATTAGCGGTATCTACAAATACCTTTTTCTTCGTCCAGACAGGCTTTATATTACTATCTAGTTTGATAATTTCAGCGGTAAATTGATTCCCTATTTTAGTTAAAATAAAGTAACCATAAAAATCTCTGTATTCATTATATGCACCTGTTTGTACCTTCTCTGTCACTGTTTTATATTTTCCGTTAACTTTTTTTCTAGTTGATACTGTTTTGTATGTTTTAGTAACTTTCCCTGCCTCATTAAACAAATCTTTTTCAGGATAATTAGCAACATTTTGATCGCCGATAGATATTTTAACAATATTGACTTCGGTATTTGCGGCATTATCTTTTATTTGAAACGTTGCAATTTTTGCTCCTTTTTCATCAACAAGATACACTTCTAATTTACCTTGTTGTTTTTGTGCCGATGCTATGTTTTGAAGGCGCATTCTTACACGCCAGTTATCCTGCGCTTGGGGAAGAACTACTTTACTCATTGGTCCATGCCACTGTGCGCCAACGCCATAATCATATGCTCGGAATACATTTGCGGTTGAAGTGAAACTCCCATCAATAATCCCGTTATTTGCGTCTAATTGAAATGTCAAATCTGACTGTTGCATAGGTGTCCATGTAGCTAATACATTCATTTGATCGTTTAAAATTAGTTCTGATGGTTTAACTGGAGTTTCTCCAGAATCTGGATCAACTCCTTCACCAATGTATAAGTAATCCTCTTTATTCGATACAGCGATATAAGTGACATCCTGTTTTATAACTGCTCCAATTACAGGGCTGGTAGGTTGTGAACCGTGCACTGGTAATTTGTTACTTTCGCTAGTTAGCTCAAATTCTTCTTGTTCATAATAAATATATGGGTCTGAACAAACAAAATTCAGCGTTGCCCGTCCGTTATATAAAAGCCTATCTAAGTCTGTAGATCCTTCAAATCGACCATAATACGTCTTTTCAGGCGCATCATCAATTACCAAAGAGCGTTCTTCTGCATCTACCTGCATCAACCAATCAGCGACAGATGTAGCCCTCTCGCTCAATTCTTTAAGGCTAGCTCCAATAATTTGTATTTCTAATTGTATCCCTCGTTGACCAACATTTGGTCCAAAATAAAAAGCGCCAATACGACCACTGACGCTTTCCGTATTGCCTTCGTTCTGAGGGAACAATGGTGGTTTAATGTCAATTATTTCCACATGCTTATCAAATGAATGAATACCTTTATATGTGAATCCTAAACTCATAAAATCACCCCTTGTGCTCGATTAGTTCTAATAATACGGTTGTTTTGAATTTCTGTTATAAAATCTACCGTTTCCTCCGCCACTATACGCCCCTCTAACATTGTTTTATTAACAATTTGAATTGGTTGTACTGTAACTGGGTTTCCGCTTCCTTGCGTTGCTATAGAAGCCCCTGAGTAAGCCGTAATTTCTTTTGTGTTCGGGGTAACTGGGACTGAAATAGCAGGTGATAGACTTGTTAAATGTTTTTGCATTTTATGAGCCGCCAAATCTATAGTATTTAGATTCTTAAGCATTCCGACTCCAATTCCCGCTGGCACTTGTTCACCAACTTCATCGCTCATTAGCCGAGAAGGCGAGTGGATTTTCAGTCTTTTCTTGATTGTCGATTCAATTGTTTTAGCTAGTTGATCCGCTTGTTTCTCTAGCGGACCGTTCATTTGCTTGAACCCTTGAATAATCCCCGCTACGGTCTGTACACCAAGTTTAGAGCCAGCAGTGCGATATTCTTTTGCTTTATCAAGTTCTTTCAACCAAGAAGCGTTCGCATTTGCCAAATCTTTTTTAGCTTTATCGTTCGCCGCCTTGACAGCTTTATCCATCGCCACTTTATCATTTACAGAAGCGTCTAATCCCAGCTTGTTTGCATTAGCATGTTTTTTACTCCACTCAGCTTGATATTGTTTCAGTTGTGTATCAGACATTCCCGCAATTGCTTTAGCTTGTCCTGTTGCGCTTACACCCATATTGCGTATCTCGTCTATAAGACCTTTACTAACACCGCGTTTTTTCATTTTATCAAGTTGAGCCATAAAATCTTTTTGTTGGGCTGTTTGTGATTTAAGATTTTTTGTTAATTCGCTACCACTTGATTTCTCTGTAACAGCAGCATCAAATAGTCCAGTCTGATTATATGCGGCTTCTTGATTTGATTTAAGAGCATCCTTATATGTCTTTTTCGCTTCATTGATAGAATCCTTAGCCGTTTTATTTATTTTAGCAACATTATCATAATATTTTTGTGTGCTACTTTTTATTGATTTATTAAGTTTAGTTTTTTGTGTATTAATTTCTTTGTTTGCTCCAGCAATATTTAATTTGATTTGTCTTGTTTGCGCCGCATTTAAGCGATATTGCTTATTAATTTGTTTTAATTTATTAATGTACGATTGTGCGCTAATTGCGCCTGTTTTGTAATCTACTTGCACATTTGATATTTTATTACTTACATTTTTCGCATAGCTTGTTTTAGTACCTTTGGCATAATGAGGTACATTACTCAAAGCTTTAGCTGTTTTATCCCCTCGTAGCACTTCGGTACCTCGTGGTAGATTAAGAAGAACGTTACGACCTTTAGGAACAAAACTATTCCCATCCGGGGTGGTAATCATTTCTTCATAGTTGCTTCCATTGGCATCGTTAACTAATGCAGGTCCGCCTTTGTGGTTATTTGTCCCAGTTGCATAACCTACCTCTTGAATTCCGCTTGGACTTTTACCACTCGTTTTGTATGCAATAGAAATTACTTTTTGATTTTTCATGTTGAGCATATCACGCCACGAGTTTATAGCATTGTCAATAGCGTTTTTAGTAGCCTCTGCGTTGGAATTAATAACTAAATCTTTTCTATGGACAGCTATGTTGTTATAGTCGTCGACTGTTCTACTACCTCTATCTATTTTTGATAACAGGTCTCTGTTGTTTGCAAAAAGGTTTTTAAGATTCACCTTTTGTCCGTTATATTGAACAATAACATCTTTACCACTCTGAATTTTATTCCTAACATCATAGTTATTTGCTAAAAGCGTCTTTAAATCTACGTTCGTTCCGTTATAGCTAACTAACATCCCTTTAGAAGAATTCATTTTCTTTATTACATCAGAATTATCAACTACTAAAGTTTTCATTGATGGAGGTAAGTTGTCCCAAACTCCCATGTCTTGCAGAGCTTTTTGTAACGCCAGACTAGTATCTGCATTCGCAATCATACTTTTTTGTTCAGGCTTCAATTTATCCCAAATACCTAAATCTGACAACGCGTTAGCTACATGTATAGAGTCCTCGTAACTGACAATTAATTTCTTTTCGTTGAAAGTCATCTTATCCCAACGACCACTTTCAATAGTTGCTGTTGCAATTGTTTTCTTAGCATCTGTGGTTAATTTTGCTTCTTTCATGATGAATTTAAGATTATTCCAACCATCGTTAGACTTAGCGGCATCCAAGACAACTTGATTTAAATTTGTTTTTACTTCCCCAGTTTTAGGGTCTAAAACTAAATCGCTCCAAGCTAAATCTGCTTTACTTGCGCCATCGCCAATTAACTTACTAGCATCACTAACCCCGCCTGCAGCTTCTTGTACATTACGAGTGAATTCGTCATAACTTAAACCCATTTCCTCTAATGCTGATTTAATATTCTTTTGAGCTACATCACTACTCACACCTAGCTTGTCGTATAATTGTTCTTGTGTTTTAATCCAAGCCGTGACACTTGAACGGACTGTACTATCCCGCTCCCTGTCCATTTGACTTATAGAGTCGTTATATGATTTCTTGTCGATAAGACCGTCATCATAAGCTTTTTTCAGCTCTTTCTTCTGTTTGTTTGTAGAATCAATTGTTTTTTTAGTAATCTTATTCAAGTAGTCCGATTGTTCAACAAGTGCATTTTGATTAAGAGATTCGACTTCTCCATTCATAGCTTTAATAATTTGTTTTTTCTTGCTTTGATTCAATCCTAGACTTTCTACTTGTTCTATTTGCATCGCTTTATAAATATTGTTTACTGTTTTCGATTCTTCAGAAGTAAGGTTTCGATGCTCATCTGCAGCTGATTTATAAATATTCTGGATTTCCTTGTATTGAGCGCTTACATTATCTTTTCTTTCATTTGCTCTATTTTCAGAGTCTTTCATAGAATCATCTAAAATAGCCTGAACAGCTGGAGAAAATTCTTCGTAGGACTCCTTAAAGCCATTTAACGCATCATCTGTATTTTTCTTGATTTCATCAGCCATGTTTTTAAATGCAGCTACTACTCGTGTACTGTCTTCTGTAGCGCCAGTTGCAAAAGTGTCTAAAGCTAGCTTGCCTTCTGATGCAAATTCATTAAATTTACCCATGGATTTATCAGCTTCTGCGCCAATATCATAACCCCATGTTTTTATACGTTCTTTGCTCTCTTCGATTTTGCTTATATGTTTATCTAGTGCATAAATACCCACACCAAGCAAAGCTGCACCAGCCACCGTAATAACTGCTGGTAAAGCTCCGAAAGAACCAGCTAATCCAGCCGCAGCTAAACTAGTACCTTCCACAGCAGTTGTTGTAGCGCCAAATCCAGCCGCTAAAGGAGCTAATTTACTCCCTAAACCTAAAATCTTACCTAAGCCCGCGAATCCTTTTATTAATCCGCCAGTCATTGATACTAGTTTTCCGCCAATCATTAGCACAGGACCAGTTGTTGCTAAAATTCCAGCCCATTTTATGATACTTTGTTGTTGTGCGCCGGAAAGGTCATTAAATTTATCAATCATTTTGTTAGCCCACTCGATGATTGGAGTGAGGGCAGGCATTAATTTTTGTCCTACGTTCTGTTCTAATACTTCGAGCGAAGCTTTGAATTGATCCACACCAAATTTACCAGCTTTTCGCATATTATCAGCAACTTGTTTAGTATATCCATTTGCTTCATCAGCGCCCTTAGAATATTTACGTAGAGAATCGCCTCCCGCTTCTAAAAGCGTATTAACAGCTGATAAAGGTTCACGTCCGAAAATCATCGTCAAGAAAGAGTTTTTCTGTGTTTTTGTCATTTTCTTTGTTTTATCATTAATATCATCCAAGAGAGTTGGTAAAGTTTTCATATTGCCGTTGTTATCTTCAATTGTTAATCCAACTGCCGACATTGCTTCTGCAGCTGATTTTGAAGGTTTAAGCAAACTTGTAAGCATTCCCCGTAAGCCGGTACCCGCCTTTTGCCCTTCAATGCCGCGGTTAGAAAGCAAACCAACAGCTGCTGCTGTATCTGTAAGTGAATATCCTAGCGAATGCGAAATAGGACCGACATAGTTCATTGCTGTTCCCATATCAGAGAATCCAGCCGCTGTTTTATCAGCTACGTAGGTTAGCACGTCAGCAACTTTGTTTGTGTATTCCATCTGCTTATTTGTATCTTTAGAAATCATTCCAAATTGTTCTAATGTTGATGTTGTAACAGACATTACTGTTTCGAAATCATCGCCAGATGCACGAGCAGCATTAAAAATCGCAGGCATAGACGCCATTGTTTGATTAATATCGTAGCCTTTTTTAACCATCTCTTTCATACCGAGCATAGTTTGCTCAGAAGCTACACCATACTTGACACTAGCTTTCTGTGCATAATCAAAAACTTGTGTATAACGATCGCCAAACTCTTTAGCCGATTCACCAGATTCGCGCAATAAAGAGTTAACTTCTGTCACTTCATTATCAAAATCCAGATATGCTTTAGTTGATTTAATCATTCCAGCTACAATTGGCGCCGTAAACCCAACGGTCATCGCGGTTCCAGCTTTTGTTAACTTTTGACCAGACTTTTCAAGCATATTTCCGAATTGTTCAACTTTGACGATAGATGAATCAAGACCTTTAACATTAATGTTTTTCTTATTGATTTTGTCGATATTGTCAGATGCTTTTTGCCCTTTCTTCGCAAAATTATCCATATCCTTATCGATTTTGTTCATCTGGCTTTTATAGCCATTTTCGCGTATTTTTATATCGTAATAAATTTCTCCCGCTTTACTCATATTTTCACCCCTCTTTCAGCTTGCTGTTAGCTCTCAAAGCCTTTTCTAATCCTTCTTCATTAGAAGCAGCATCCTCAAAATATCCACGCTTTAACATGATTCGATTTTGCTTTATTTTTTCTTTCAGCAAATGTTTTGGCACTTTGCTTCGTTCAGTCATTCGAATTTCAAGAGTTGTCATAAATGGTGTTTCCCCACCTAAATTCATTAGATATGTCCGGAATTCTGAAAAAGTCATATTTGACAATTCTTTGCGCAATCTGATGCCGTAATAAGACAAAAAAGAAGACTCGATTAAATCAAAGTCTTCAACTATTCCGTAATACTGTTTTCCTGTAACTTCCCCTCGTCACTTTCCTCGCTCATATCGCTTTCAAATAATTTAGCTATAATGTATTCAATAAGCCCCTCGTAGACTTTAGTTGGCAATGTTTTAGAATTGATTTCTTCTCTGTCTTCTTTGCTGAAAAAAATAGCAAAAATATCATCGTTCGTTGCTACAATTCCATCTGTGATAGTCATTAACAATTCATGCATGTTTTCATTATTTGGTATTGTATGTTCGTCATCACTTTCATCAGCTTTTAGTTTAGGCGCAAGAACTTGTCCTAAAATTTTGGGGGCTTCATCCAAAAGCGCACTGTACTTAATGTGTGCTTGTGCCGAAATGTCCGCATAATACTTTTTCCCGTTAATTTCCAAAGGAAGTTTTACTTCATTCTCGTTAAAATTAAATGATTTCATTTTTGTCCTCCAAATTAGTAAAAGCCCTCACTCAGAGGGCTTCGTATTTTGTTTATCAGGCAGATGTTACAGAAACAGAAACGTCATTTTTAACCGATGGTTTCACTTTGGACGCAACTGTGATTTTAATTGCAGTTACTGTTGTAGCAACTCCTGTTAAAGTTCCATCGCTAGCTACTGTTGCTTTTGTTTCATCAGATGAAGTGAATGTTACATCTTGTGGAGCTCCTGATGGCAGTACTCCTGCTGTAATTTTAACAGTTTCTCCAACTTTTACAGTTTTAGAGGCGCTATCTACCGTTACGCTTGTTGGCTCAATGGTAGGCGCTGGCGTAAAAACCGGCGTACCATTTGAATTCTGTGTGGCAGAAAATGAACCAATATCGTTCGCACCACCACCACCGAAATCATTAATCCCGATTGGTCCAGTGATTTCATACTTAGAGCCTGCTGGGAATTTAACCACAATTGTTTTTTCAGCTTCAGACCCAACTTTATCCCAAGTTTCACGTAATTCATTTTGTCCTGGATCTGATTCATTGTATTTCCCATCCAAACCTAACTCCATAGCAGCACCTGTTTTTACCGCACGTTCAAATACCTCACCAATTGTTGTATATTGTTCCACATTTGAGTTCAGTGAAATGTCTAAAGTTTCTAAGTCCTTAATCGCAACCCCATCTCCACTTTCCCCTGAATCTTTAACCGAAATTTCTAATTGTTTTACTGCATAAGTTGCCATTAACTTACATCTCCTTTTCAAATAATATTGTTAGTTGATAAATCAAACGACCATCATCGTCATAATCGACTTGTCCGCCGCTTGCTACATCTGTTGCTACTACCTTCTGATTTTGGATATTCAGCTCAGAAGGGTTTGTTAAAAGAAAGTAGTTACGTAATAAATCGTATGTTCGTTTGCATTGAATTGTGTTTTTATCATAAATTAAAAATCCGATGCTCTCACGAACACGACTTTGCGTTTGTACTTGCTTGTTTTGAAATGTCGGTGCTTCATTAATTACTACCATTGAATCAAGCCCCGTTTGTTTAATGAATCCAAGTGTTTTTATAGCTGGGAATGTTTTTTTGAAATGCACTACTAAATCCTCAATCATAAGCGCATCCCACCTTCTACAATTTGGTTAATACTCTGAATTCCATAACTTATTGCCATTTCGTACCAACGCGGATTCCGACGATTTTCATAATATTGCCTGCGTGCATAAGGAGTTAAACTAAATACTCTGGCCACAGTTGAATTTTTTTGGATGATTACTTTAGCATGTGAACTTCGACGCAAATCGCCATACAAAATTGGCGTAACAGGCTCTGCTAATTCAACCAATTCTTGTCCAGCCTTTGCAGCCGTTGACAAAGCCTTATTGTGAATATCATTTATGACTCTATCTTTAAAGCTGCTATAGCCCATGCTCTGTCACCTCTCCTACTACTATTTCAAAATGGTGTATACTGCCATCTGGATTTGGCGGAAAAGATACGCTCTGGACTTCACCTTTAATTAAGCAATAGTCAGGAATAGCAAAAGATATATTGTCTCCTTCGTTCACAACAAAATTTAATTTGTTACAAAATAAGTTAACAACATATCTTATGTTTAGTCCTTCTTCTGTTTTATTTACGAGCTTTTCAAACTCATACCGAAACATTGATTTATTAGTCGCATCTGGTAAAAGGTTTCCAAAGTCATCGCGCCCACTATTACTAGTTATAGTAACTTCTGTGTTTAGGATAGCCTCGGGAATAGGCGGTAACTGAAAGCTCATTAACAGTCACCTACTCCCGCGTAAAGCCAGCCACTAGATAAAAGCAAATCCATCACTTTGTCTGGAACGTCAGGTATAAAGTTGTTCGAGTTTTGTGATTGACCACCCATAGTTAATTTACCTAGTGTAAAGTTACCAATGCCAATAAACTCACCATATTTCTTGATGTGTTCACACTGCCATGCAACAGCTTGCTTAATATCATCATCTACATTGTCAAGGTCTACGATATTAGGCATAATTTGCTTGTCAATTGCTACAGAAGCGGCTTTTATTAAATTATCCGCTTCTGTTGGTTCGATACTTAAGTTTGTTAGACTAGCCAACTCACTTGCTGTAATATACGTTTTCATTTACTCACCCTCTTTATTTTTGGGCTCCTTTTTACTCTTGGATGGTTCTTTTTCTGGTTCTTTATACTCGAACTCTTCAAAACCATCAATTTTCAATTGATTGATTAATACAACATCGTCTGTATTGTAAACGACATTTTCTTTTTTTAATTGCATTTCCCTAACCTCCTTAGACTTCTGTAGAAGCGATTACGCCATCTTTTTGTTGGTCCAACACAAAAATGTCGTGGTATACACGATATTGATACAACCAGCCATCACCTTGCCCTACAGAGCCAGGTGCGTGCAAATAGATAGAAGCATGTTTTGCGCCGCCGACAATAGAACCTTTATTTACAAGCAAGAAATTCAGTTTCTTAGCACCTGTAGCTGGTTTGTAACCATCTGTAAAATCAAAAGTATCATAGAAACGATCTTCCGCTTCTACCTCAACAATACGTGTACCATCAATAGCCGTAATACGCGTTTCGATGGATGAAGGACCAATGTTTTGCACATTAATAGCTCGAACAAAATCATCACTAAGTTCTAATGCTGCCATAACATCTGGCGAAACATACATAACAAGATTCTGAGTTCCGTATTTCTTCACTTTTCGAATTGCCGCTTTTAATTTTGTGAACACATTATCTTTAGTGATTTCTTCCGCAACCGAATTACTATTTGTTTTCGCTGCTGTTGCTAACTTAGAAAATCTATAAGCGTCCATTTCTGGTCCAGCATGCCGAGAATTAAACTCTTTAGTAACATTCGCAGCAGAAAGCGCTTGACCTGTTTCGTCCACATCCATAACATCTACAAAGAATTCTACATCACGATCAAAATCAATCGTATAAGATTTATTTGTGTTTGAAGCAGAACCTTCGTTATATCCTTTATTTCTTGTATGTGCTTTAAGTCCTGTTGTTGTGATAGTTTGAATTTTAAACGTTTTTGCATCTAACCATAAAAGGTTAGGTGTTTCTAATTCATTTGTGTAAGTGCCAAAGACTAACTTCTGGTCGAGCTCCTTACCGTACTTGTCTACATAGTTAATAGCCATTTTGCTATCTCTCCTTTTCTAATTATGAATTTAATGCTTGAATGAATGGGTCTGTAGCACTTGGCTCACTTGCATTGCCTAGTCCTGCTCCGATTGGTGGAGGCGTGTCACCATCATCAGATTTTGCAATCCATTCCGGATATTGCTCTGCGAATTTCGCTAAGTTGTCGTCATTTCGCTCTTCATCCCCAAAAAGCTTCGTAAACGCTTCGTAACGTTCTTCTTTTACGCCGCTTTCTTTTAACTTACTGTGCCACTCTGCCGTTTGTTCTTTCTGAACATATTCATCCAGCTTTGATAGTGCCTCGTCTTTCTCTTTTTGAAGTTTTTTCAATGCCTTTTCAGATGAATCATGTTCGCCCACTTGATCGTTAAGCTGATTAATTTGGTCGTTTAACTTCGTGATTTCTTCCTCATGCGCGCTTTTGATGGTTTCAATCTCTCCTTTAAATTTCTTTTTTTCAGCCGCTAAGCGATTCTTTACAATTTCATCCAGTTCTGCTTGGGTAAAATTCTTATCGTCCCCACCTTCAGCAAAATGTTGAATGTCAAACTTACGCTGTAAATAATTCTTCATATTTCCTCCTTTTTAAGCTCTGAGTGAGCCATCCCTGTCTATTAGTTGCCGGCAGGTAGGCAAAATTTTTATATCAAGCCAAACAAAAAAAGCGTTCATTTAGACGCTTTTATAATTTCTCTATCCAATTCTCTCTCTAAGAATCGATTGTTATTCAAATGGCCTTGCAAAGCTTCTTCCCATTGCCTTACTTTCCCAGCTGTATATTGTTTAGAAGGACCTTCTGCAAGTATATCTTTTGTTTTCCAATCGCGAATTCCGCGCTCATAGTACCGTTGCTTACTTTGAGCCTCATATTCTTCTTCATCATATGGGATAGGCTCGTCTGTTTCGTCACCTTCGAAATACGAATATAAAAAATGGTGGCAATTTGGATGAAACAAGCCATCGTTTTCCGCTTCTTGTAATGTTTTATATTCATTGCTTTCGTAGTTAACTGATAGCACTTCTCCTTGCCAAGGAGCACAACGCGGACAACTTCTTACGTGAGCTGACACTTGAACTAATTCGTGCTCATATCTTCCAAGAACGCGTTTCATGGCATTTAAACCAACATTAAAAAAAGCACCTCTTGAAGCCATTTCCATGTAAGCTCCTGGTCGGTACTTTCTTCCAGACTGATCTATAACATTTCTTATGCCATCACCTAAAACATTAATAAGTGATGTTGCGATAGCATATTTTAAAACTCCATTGCTATCTTTTGTTTCCTTAACCACTTGTTTGTACTTGGAGGGCGCGATTTTTTGCCAATAATTAGCCATATCTTCCGAAATTTGGATAAGTGCATCACTTTCAGATAAATAGTCGTCATTTTGTATATCAACCTCTTTCTTAGTTTGATATCTAGCTTCCATTTCGTCCTCGTATTCATTCACGCAATCAAGATAAACACTATACGTTAGTTTATCTATTTTATTTCTCGTTTCGTCTTTGAAAATACTTATATGTGCTTTCAATTCTCTTTTAAACTTTATCAAACGCGACTGCTGAATGAATTTCCATTTAGTTGGATTCTTAGCGCCATACATAACATGCTTCTTTATCAGCAAAAGTAAGTCTATTTCGGCATTATTAAAGTGGTTTCGTAAGATAGATGCTTCTTTTTCGAAATCAACCGGTGCATGATGGCTCATCTAATCACCCGCCTTTCGTTTCCATTCCCCCAATAGCTTCTGGGTCCGGAAGCTCTCCAATCGAGTTTTCTAAATAGATGCGTTTTACTTCCGCTTGAATTTCTTCATCTTCCCATTTTGGGTGGATTAATTTCACCTTTTCTTCTACACTCATCGCTAATGCACTGTTCATATTATTTAATGTGCTAGATAATTCATTCAGATTAACAGACATTGGATCTGGAAACTCAATTATTACCCTGATTTCATCACGCATTATCGCTTTTTCTTTATTGTTTGTTCCGCCAGTTAGCAAATATAGGAAGTCCCAAAGCATCTGTTCGTAAACATTTTGAATAAGGCGTTTTTTCTTCTCAATTTTACGCACTGTCGCGTCTTGTAAACTCCAAATTTCGGTCGCCTTAACTTCTCTATTACCTAGATTAAAAGTAGCGGGATTATAACCAGATTTCGAAACAGCTTTCTGAGCAAAATATTCCATCGTTTCGCGATAACTACCGTCTCGGAAGTCTCCTTGCATGAATTGAATCATGTCATTTAACTTCGCTCCAGCATCTAACGTTCCTTTGAACTGCATAAAGTAGTCTTCATCTACATTCATGGACCATTCTTCTTTATCTGTGCTCTTATTAACTTTTTTCCTAAACATTCGTTCGCTAGCCGCTATTTTTGTTTTTGTTTTCTCTCCTTCGCGCATATAAACAGTGAAAAAGTAATCTACGGCAAATAAATAATTGGTACATTGCGATAAGTCAGATTCCCCAAGATTAAGATGTGGGTATCTAGTATTGCTTGGGCTATTATTTATTAAATAAGCGCCCATGCTCTTTAAACCAATTGATACAGAATGATTCAATTGAATATCATTTGTGTACAGATAGCTTGTAATCTGTTCTGGTAGTCTTTCCGCACTGATAGGAGTAGTTTTATCGCCATCGATTTTAATAACAGAATATGTTACAAAACCTCCAGATAATTTTTTCCCTTCATTGTCCCATTGTTTTATTTCTCTGCTTTCAACTAAATAATAAATATCTGCTTTATTGCTTGTGGGTATTTCCTCAAAGAAATTAAAACGAAATGGCTCATTGTTTTTAAAATCTATCCAAAATTGGCTGGAGCTATGAACGCTAAGAGATGGTCGCCCATTTAAAATGTTAATCTTTACAGCGGATACTCCGCTCCCCCCTGCTAATTCAACAATTTTCACGCTCTTACTATCAAAATTATCAATCCGTAATGCTTCTTTCAGTTGCTTTGTTAAGTTTTCATCCTTACTGCCATTAACCCCTGTTACATCAATACTTAAAGGCTTTCCAGATATATACTCAGCCGCAACAACAACTATCTCATTGCCTGTTCCGGAGTTCATTAACTTATCGTGCACTGTTGGCACATATCCTTGAGCCCACAACGAAGTTAAATAGGAGTCTTTGCTCCATTCTTTTTGATTATCTGGAATAAGCGGCAGATATTTTGGTATTAACTCCGGTTCGCTTCCATTAGGTTTTCCATTTAGCCAGCCTTTAATAAAACGTGTCATTACACTCCAAACACCCATTTAATCACTCCTTTCTATATATCTTCATAATTCCTATAAAAGTAGTTTGTAGCATATCTGCTCGTGTCCATCGCATGGTTATTCTTATCAACTGGCTTTCCACTGTTCTCGTCGCGTACATACATACCAATTTCTTGTAGCCAACTGTAATGGTCATATTGATCGTTAAGTTGTTCAACAAGCAAGTAACGCCTTTCACTTAATAGCGACTGCATCCGCTCAATTCCAACCTCTATACCTTGCGCTTTACCTGTCACATCATGAGCATTGTTGTCTGCTCCTGCTGTATCAACACCAACCTTTTCCAGTTCTTCACGTAGCCAGCGACAGGCAGGGTCAATAAAAACAGGCTCATTTACTGGTACTTCATACTCTTTCATACACCATTGAATAAATTGTTTTATCTCAATGGCATAAGTTGAACCAGCTTTTACTTCTCCTGTATCCCTACCGCTATGATAATAGGATGCAACTTGATTCAATTTGTATTTATAATGTCCGTCTGCCTCATGCTCTGTAATTACATAGCACTCACAAACAGTGGCATCTTGTTGTCCTCCATCACCAAAAAAGACCATCTCAATTGGATGTCCTTCTAATTTGGATATTTGGTTTTTCTGCATATCAAATGTTTCGTAAATAATACCTTTTGGCAAAACTCGTTTACCATACCAGTCACGTTGCAAAAGGTAAGAGGAGTGTTTGACTTCGTTATATATTTCTTGTTTCCGTTCTTCTGAAAGAGCTGGATTATCCTTCGCAGTCCAATGCCGCCATTTGTAGCGACCTGACTTTTCATAGTTAGAAAAGATTTCTAACACTGGATGATTCGGTGCAGGTGGATTCAATTCAGCTAAATGAAATCTATTTTTCGCTGCAAAGGTCCGTCGAAAACATTCTTCAATAAAATCTTTGTGAAGCAAATTGATTTCTAAAAACGTAACAGTACCCAATGACATACCAGTAATAGCACCCACGCTATTTACTTTCCCGCCACCTTTATAATAGATTTTCTTTGGACCGTTTGGAGAATGTATAAGCAAATGATCCCCATGCTCGTCGTGTTTCATTTCTGCAAGATTACCGAATATGTGCATCAATCCAAATCCATCGCCATCCATGAATAAGCGAAAGGCTTGTTCTTGGTTAAATGCAGCAACTAAGTGATTTTGATCTTCGGAAATAGAATAGATATAAGCCATTTTAAAGATATCGGCAGTAGTTTTACCGGATCGCGGAGTTCCTTCGTTGACTTCAAGCGTCACACCCCGAAAAGGGAATGTAATAGTTTCCTGTTGTTTGGGCGTAAATACTAGCTCATCAATTTTACTCAAGGTCTCCGTTTCCTCCTTTGGCAACATCTAATAGTTTATTAAGCAATGTAGTATCTTTTTCAACGCCTTTAATAAGAGCTGTGCGGGCCTGTATATTATCTGTTGATGCAATAATTTGATTAAGCTTAGCCTTGCGTTCATCTTGCTCATCAGCAATCGCAATAAATTGCTTAATCAACCCACTTAGTGTAGACATCGCACGACTTTGTGCATTTAAAAAATTCGCCTGTTTATCCCAAGCGAATTGATACTCGTATTTATCAGAACCACTATCCCCGAACCCCACTTGTGTCTGGACTCTCGTTTCATCCTCAGCGTTTTCCACCCACATAATTTTCTGTGCTCGAATAATAGCGGCGTATTGTATTTGTATCTGCCCCCAAATTAAATCAGCTGGTTCTTGTTGATTCATCATACTAATAATATCTATCGTATCATCCGGAAGATATTTAGAGTACAATCCATGTGTACGTGCGTTTTGATTACCTTTAGGAGCAGCACCGCCTTTATTGTTCTTAGCATTCCCGTTCCCTTTCATTGAATAGTAACGCTCCTTTTGATTCGTAACGTTACTATTGTCGTTATCACTCCAGTTATCTTCTGATTTCCATTTCCTAATCTGTGATGGTTTACAATTCAACTTACTGGCAATTTCCACAAGTGGCATTGTCTTATCTGAATCAAGCCACATTTTCTTTGCTATGTCTCTATTTGGATTTCTTGCTCTAGCCACTCACTTCCACCACCTCGCATTCTGTGTTTGTTTCGTTGGTTAATTATTATCTTTAATTGTTCCTACAATGATGCTTAGCGCTTCTAAATAATCACTCTTAGCTTGTTCAAAAGTCTTACCATTTAGTGTAGCTAATCGTTCTATTTTCATATAATGAATCTGCGCTAATGCAAAGCTTTGTTCTTGTTCAGAGCCAGCAATGTTTATTTTGAATTCAGCTTCTTTTCCTTTTACCTCTGTTATTCCAGCTTTTATAATGTCTCTCATATTAACAACTCCTTTTATCAATAAAAAAAGAACCCAAAGGGCTCTTTTTAATAATAGGGATAACGAGCTTCCTCAGCTCTCCTTTCCGCTATATCTTCTCCTATATCATCAAGGTAATCCAAACCAGAATAGGGTTCTAAGTTTGTATTATCCAACTCTTCTTTAAAACCAGGAATATTCAATATAAAATATTGCTCTATATTCTTTAATAATTCATCTATTTGATTATAAATATATTTTAATTCTTTGTCCTCAATAATAAACTGGAAGTGCGCAATATAATTTCTAATATTATAAACGTATTTACACTGTTCTACTAATGCATCTGTAGGTTTTTTATTTATTTCCAAATTTTCCTGTGCTCTTTCTAAGGCTTTATGATAATTAATTGTCATTACTGGGCTACTATGCAGATAGTCAAAATCTTTCTTGTTAAACTCTTTGTAGTCTTCAATAGTCTTAAAAATCAAATCTTCTCTCTTGTTTTTTAAAATAAGTACAAATCCTAATTCAATAGCATTTACTAAAAAAATAATAACATCTTTAAAGTAAGTTTCTTCTTCTTCGCTTCTAGACTGCAAAGTTTGATTTATCCTTATAGCTTTTGCTAAAGAATCACAACAGCTTTTTAATAAATTCAAATCCATTTATTCCACCCTTTTATTTTTCACTATACCAAATAAAAACCACCTGCTCAATTTTCAACAGATGGAAAGGGCTATATATTTAAAAAACTGGTTAACGCACCAGTCAGCGCCACATGCGTGTTTTACATCCAGTATGGATAGGATATGAGATTGAACAGAAGTGTCGTCATCTGTTGAGACTAGTGCCCAGATACAAAGCCTCTGCCGGGCAACATAGCAATCTCCTGCTATATCATCATAAGATTATAAATGAGAAGTGGAGCGCAGACTCAATATAAGATTTTATTTTTGTAATCATCTTCACTTCTCACTAATAACATTTTATCACCTTTTTTTGCTCAAAAAGTGCCAGAAAAGTGCCATTTTCAATTTAGCACTTCAATCCCAAGTGTTGTTGCTAATTCAATAACAGCCTTCCTTTTCTCTCTTTTGTATTGCCTTTCTTCGTAAGGAATATCAAGCATAATAGTTATATCTTGTAAGTTATGAATGAACTTCTCAAACAGTATCTTTCTATGAATGTGCTCAAGCTGATTCAAAATAGCATCGTATTTTTTAACCGCTTCTTGTGCTGCATGAACGTTATCGACATTATGAATTGCAGCATCTTCTACTTTTGAATGAAATTCATTACTGAAATTCGGTGGCGTTAATTTGTATGTTGTCGTCATTGTTGGCAATTTACGACTTCCTGCCATTACACGCAGCATTAAATAGTCTTTAAAGAACTTTCTTACTGCTCTGACTGTCTGAATGTAGTTAATATCTTCAACTTGTGGTAGATTGAATAGTTGTCCCATAAAGTCGCCCCCATCACTTTATAAATTTTCGATAAACTCCCTTATTTTCTCAACCTTTTCAGCTGTATCAATAAAAGATTCTTCACTAATTGCTTCAAATTCAATATTATAATTAGCGATTTCTACGTCCTTTCCGTCACAAATTGTTTCTCTTGTAAATACATTTAACTTTTCAATTTGCATTTTCATCCTCCTAAAACATATTTCCCCAAATCCATAAAATCCCTTTAACCGCTAATCCTAGTACAAAAATCAGCACTAGGACCCACAGAGTGTAAATAGTAACAGCTCCAATAAATTTCGCTACTTTATCAATCATTCCAAATCTCCTTATTTTTTTGATATTCGTTCATGTCAAAAATCTGATAGTATTCTTTTTTGTTTCTTTGTGTGTAATTGAAAACTACAGCCTTCGACACTTTGAAATGCTCAGCAATTGCGTAACATGTTAGCCCTGCGTTACGTAAATCAGCGAATTCACGAATTGTAATTTCCGCCCATTTTTTCTTTTTCACGATGCGATCGAACGTTTTGGTCCAGTAAGTTTTTTGCTTTTCTATTGTATTCTCGTTCATTAGTTGATTGAGTTCTTTTTGCAACTTTAGTAATTCGTCTAGTTCTACATCGTTATTTGCTATATAACTAATAATTTCCCGCTGCCTCGCTTTACTCTTCGTTATCTCCATTACTGTCATTTGTCACACCTCCACGAAATTTCGACCTTTCAGTTTCAAACACTTAATTGATTGCATATAACGCAGTTCGAAAAGTTTTTGTTTGATTCGAAACTCTTTTGTTAACATTCCTTTGATGTCGATTAATTCCTCATGTCCATCACTGTAACGAACGAGAAAATCAGCTTTATATTTAATCGCTCGATATAGCTTCCCGTTTTTCCGAAAGCTTTCTTGTAGCACAAACTCTGGCTGTAAATCGAAACTCACTACTTCCCCGCTCATTTTTAATAGTTTCAATTGCTGATAATAAGCTGCTTCTGCTTTGCTATCGAACTTTATATTGTCAATAACAACTTTTTTCGCATTATATTTACTTCGCGTACTCGTTCGCCTCGTTAATGACGAACGCGGTATACTTTGCCTCAATCTCTTCGTCCCCCATACTTTCGATTTCGCTAATTTGGTAGTTTGTGACTTCTGCAATCGCATTAGCCATTTGTCTGATGCTCATTGATCTATTTCTCAACTTTTTTATTGCTGTGTCTGCTGTCATTTTTATTCACCCTTTCCCTCAAAATGGCAAATCATCTTCATTAATATCAATCGGCTTACCTTCACTTGCAAATGAATCGCTCTTCTGACTCGTATCCGCTCGATATGAGCTTGTTTGATTGTTATTTGAATAATTAGCCTTGTTTTGGTAATTATTCGATGTAGCACCTTCTACGTTGTTATTTTTAGGTTCTAAGAATTGAACTGATTCAGCAACTGCCTCAGTAACGAAAACACGTTTACCGTCGTTATCCTCATAATTACGAGTTTGAACACGTCCATCAACGCCCGCCATGCTTCCTTTCTTCAAGAAATTAGCAACGTTTTCTGCTGGTTTGCGCCAAACAACACAATTAATGAAATCTGCTTCTCGTTCTCCGTTTTGATTAGTGAATGTACGATTTACTGCTAATGTAAAAGTCGCGACTGCTACGCCTGCTGGAGTGTAACGTAAATCCGGATCTTTTGTTAATCGTCCTACAAGTACTACACGATTCATCATTCGTCTTCCCTCTCTTTCATCAATTCGCAATCAAGCAAATTTTCATCTTCAATTAATTTTATATGTGCATCTGGTCGATACATGGGATTGAACTCTGCTATTCGTATCGCCTCTTCCTCGTTCTCAGCTTCAACTTCGTACACTTCTTGAGATAAATATGTGATTTTATACTTCATTCCGCCACCTCTTTCAAACATTTTAATATTTTAAGTAGTAACACTCTTACAGATCGTTTTAAACGCCTTGACTGAAAGGAATATGTTTCATGTTGTCGGTACTTCATTCCTCCGCCTCTTTCCGAAGTACGTATTGTACAAGCCCACCCATCTGCTCAATATTATCTCCCACATAAGTAGCTGTCAGGATTTTCCATCCGTCATCAAGAAGCTTAATAAGTTCTTCTCCTTTATCTGCAAGAAAACCTACCTGAACTATTTTATGTTTCATTCCGCCACCTCTTCAAAACTTCTAATATCAATTTCTTCCACCATTTCAATCTTAAAACACGCTGGCAAATAATCTCGTTGTTTAGCCCATTCATATATCAAATCTGATAATTGTTCTTTATGTTCTTGAGTTACGTCATTCAAATATTCCTCCCCGCACTCTCCAACTTCGTCATAAACGCATTGAGCTATATTTTCAAGCAAAGTATCTACTTCTGTAGGAAATTCGACTTCTTCTATTTGACCAACGAAAAATGTATAAATGTTTTCATAATCCAAAGGTCGCATATTTAATCCATCAGATAAATCATAATCTCTGCGTTCATCATCATCTAAACTATTGTATTCAGTTAATAACTCAACTCCATAAATTATTGCTTCTTCTTTTGTGTCAAATCGTTCAAAAGCACCCCATCTTTCACCATCTGTACCATTTAACATCCATTGTCCGTGTTTCATTCCGCCACCTCTTTCAAAATAAAAACAATCACTCTGTAATATCTCTTTCTAAGCTTTTCGTTATCTCCATGCGTTTGTTCAACAGACGCTTTAAGTTCATCTAATGTTCCTTGGAAACAACCTGTTATCCATATGTCTAATTCTTTGATATATGCTATTTGATTGTTTTTACGTGTCGTATCTACTTGTACGCAGATTACTGTCAAGCCTTCTACATGTTGCCAGTTTACCCAATTTAAATTTACATTACTTAAATTTGCATAACTTAAATCTGCATTACTTAAATTTGCAAATCTTAAATTTGCATAACTTAAATCTGCACCCCTTAAATCTGCAAGTCTTAAATTTGCAAATCTTAAATTTGTGTTTTTTAAGTCTGCATTACTTAAATCCGCTCTATCGCCACCTTCGTTGAACAGCCATTTCCCATGATTCTCTAATATGATGTCTAACTCTTCTTGTTTCATTCCGTTCCCTCCAATAATTCCGGATTTTCGTGTATGTTGCCGATAACTTCCATATGCTTTACTAACGAACTGCCATTTTGGTTCAACACATAACTAGGCTCGCCCTTGTATGTTGTTTTAAAACATGCTCCGTCATAAACGATGGATGTAAAACAGAATGTTGGCTCAACATCTCCCGCAAATGAATCTGTGTATTTATTGATATTTGAAAATGCCGTTACAACATCCCCTTCGAAAATCTTCTTGCCGTTTTTGTCTTTTAAACCTGTGTATTGCATAAGCACGACATCATCAAAGCTGTACCAGTCGACGCACAGCGTACATTTCGCATTACCACAACCGCTCACACCTACAGCTTCTGTTTCGTTAAAGCACAAATCCGTAACAGGAAGCATTTTCTTTTTTCTTTTTACAAACGCTCTAAATCCAATCGCTCTCATGCTTCACCCTCCGCTTCCTCAAAAGAAAAGAAGTTAATAGGTTCTAACTCCGCAATTTTGTACAATTTTCCACTCTCTTTATATCTCCAAGCATGTTTTTTTAACATTTCTAAGTCTTTAAACACTGCTAGAGTTCCTTTACTACGATGTTTAGCAACCTGTAAATCCTCGTCAACTATTGCATATAATTCCATATTTACGCCTCCGCTTCCTCAACAAGAACAGCAAACTGCCAATATATTTCGCCTCCAGGTATGCCTTTAATTTCCGCTTCTGTTAATTTGGTTCTCCATTCCTTATTTTCATTGATAATTGATCCAGTAATAGATGTTTCATCAGATTGTACATTTAACAAAACATACATATTAATCACTTCTAATTCGGCTGCGTCATCGTTCCATGTTGAAAGCGGCAACCTTACATAATAAAGCGGTTCTTTCTCGACTTCGTAGCCGTCAAGCCAAGCGCGGGCGAGTAGTTCTTGATTATCAGCTGATGAAATTAACCATTCGTACATTTCAGCAGACATATCAGAATCTTCATAGTCTAACAAACAAGCTAAATCGTATTCTCTTTGTTTACAGTGTTTTATCCAATCCGCGGCAAACCGAGGAACGGCTATCAATTCCGGCTCTTTTACCTTAACGACATCCTCTAATTTCCGGAAAAACCAACTTAAATCTGAAACTTTCAGGTCTACCCAACCAACATCGTTGTTAACACGTTTTATTGTGCCAATGATAAGTTCATTATTTTCTATAAATTGCACTTTATCGCCTTCTTTAAATCTCATGCTTTTTCCTCCTTAAAAAGGTTTAATTGCATTGGTGGCTCAAAATTACACCAAATAATTTCTTGCCTATCAGATTTCTTTTCTGATGTTATTCCTACTTTTGTCATCGTTTTAAGCACTGGCCAGTCTGATAACTCCTGTTTATATAGCTCTGATTCGTAACCGCTTAACATTACTTTGCCATCATGATTTTTAAGCACTTTTAGTAACTCTTTGTGTTGCTCTAAACTAAAGTCATGCTGATAATGTGAACTTGCTAAAGAAGTTGCAACATATGGCGGGTCACAATATATCAGTGTATCTTTATCGTTATGCTGTTCAATCAGTTTAATTGCATCTACATTTTCGATTTGAGCGTCTTTCAGTCTTGCTGCAGCTATTCCGATGCGGTTATACATGTCATTCCACTCATATGCGTTGTAAGGACCATTCCAAGACACGTTTTTTCTAAATCCAACATTTGCATTAGTCTTGCCTCCGACGGCAAACCAGAGTCTCACGGCCATTCGTCTGGCATCCTCTAATGAATCGCTTGTTATTTCTTGAGAAAGCATATACTCTTCACGAGAATACAGCGTGTGCATGATTAAATACTGCAGTTTTTCTGGATTATCACGCATTGCTTTAAAAAGATTAACTAGTCGACCGTCTAAATCGTTTATCGTCTCTAAAGTAGCTTTTTGCTTGTTCATAAAGACTGCACATGATCCGCAGAATGGTTCTAAATAACTTTTATGCTCCGGCATATTTTCAATTATTAAATCTGCCAAACCCCATTTACTGCCGGGATAATTAAGTATTCGTTTCACGCCTGCACCTCATTCCTAGCCGCTAACTGCGCTTTAATTTCAGCGACTTGTTTTTCTAAGTCTTCGCTTGATCCTGTTGTTGAAGTTTCTTGTTTTGTTTGTTTCTGGTCTTTGTCGAACCAATCCGGCAAGACTTCTTCTTTAACTGGTTTGTTGTATTTGTTATAAGTGGGCTTGTTATATTTCTGCTCAATTTCTATCTGTCGTTGTTTTTCCGCTGCATCAACATCAGCTATTGTTTTAAATCCTCTGCTTTCCCAGTTTTTAAGGATCTTATTAACATAGGCGTAATTTCGTTTGTTAGCTCCTTGTTCTGATGTAACTTCTAAAGCCTTCATGACAATTTCTCGATTACCTGCAAAATCATCTACCCAAGCAAGTAGCTTTTCCATTTCAACTGGAAGCATCATTCCGAATCCATTTTGTTCCCAAAAATCCTTGAAATTTAAATCGCTGTTGTTGTTAATATCTTTCTTTAATTCTTTAATTCTTAAGTTCTTTAATTCTTGTTTATGTCCCTTTCGTTGTACCATTTGATGTTCTTTCGTTGTATCTTCCGTTGTATCTTCCGTTGTGTCAATCGTTGTCCCTTTCGTTGTTCTTATTTCCTCAGAAATGCCTTGAAAGTCGTTGTAATTACTGATTTCGTACGTTGTCCCTTTTTGTCTACTTTTAGTTATCGTTATCATGTCATTTTTTTTCAATAGTTCTAAGAACTTTCGAACCTGTTTTCTGTCCGCATTCCATCGATTTGAAAGCCATAATTCAGATGTATGTTTTTGTCCTCTTTTTATCGTTATTAACTCTCCGTTTATCAAAATATCCCTATCTTGGTGATTGGCTAAAAGGAGCAAATCCAACCACCATTTTAAATATTTTTCATTCTCCCAAATCCAATGTTCTTGTAGAGAACGATAAATTTTTATCCAACCACTAGACATGCTCCTTTTCTCCTTTCATTTAGATCATTGACCCTTGAACCTCCGAACCAGCTTCTAACGTGTCAGACGGCGTTATGGGCGCATCTATGATATCTGGTATTGATTCATCTTCTGTAACGTCTTTTCGTTCTCTTGGCTCTGCTTCGTCCTCTGTAACCGCTGTTTGCATATCGATGGATAAAATCCCCCATTTACTTAACATGTTTCTAAGAACGGTCTTTTTAGCCATCGCATCATAATCTTTTTTCCATCCAAAGTCTGATTTACTAAATTTCTGTTTATGTGCTTCAATTTCTTTACGAGTCCAATAGACCGTTTTTTCAAAGCCATTAATTAACTGGAAATAGCCACAGTAGCCAACCACTTTTTCACTTGTATTGTTGTCTAAATCTAGTTCGATTTCTTCCGTAAGTCGGTTCCATTTCAGTAGCTCACCTTCGCGCACTTCGATAACATTAATGCTTTTATATTGTCCTGTGCGTAATGCTAACTGGATGTATCCTTTATAACCGAGCTGAAACTGCGCTCTGCCTTTGTAAGGAACAATCCACGCATAACCTAAATTTTTGTCAATCGGTAAATCTAGTGTTGCAGCAACCATGGCGGAAGTAACAACTGTCATAGGGTCAGTTTTTTGTAAATAGTCGTCGCCATTATAAAGATTTAAAAGGGAAGTTAAAAATTGAGGCGCTTTTTTATCTAGTACCTTTTCAAATTTCTTGCGCATTGTCGGTGCTTCTAGCAAACCTTTTAAGTCTAATGATTGTGCGCTTGCTACTTGCCCTCCATTTTGTTTATTTGCTAATTGATTTTTTAATTCATCGTTAGTTGCCATTATTATTTATTCTCCTTCACTGCAAATTTTCTATAACTAGTTTCTTTACGTAATTTTTTGTAAATGTCTGGATGTTCTTCTTTTAAACGTTTAGTGTCTACTCTTGAGGTAATAACAGACTTCCAAGTAATCGTAAATTCGTCTGCGATGCCTGTTTCAGCTTCTTTTAAATCTTTCTTGATATTATTATCAATTTCTTTCTTTCGTGTCTCTAAAAGCTTTATATCGCGTTCTAAATTTGCTCTTTCAGCCAAAAATTCGTTGTATTTTTTTGATAAAATAACTTGTTTAGCTTCTGACTTAGCAAAACGATCTTTTAAATATTTTTCTGCGGCACTTGAACCATCCAACGCAGGTGCCACATGTCCTTTTACGTTCGTTTCCCAAAAATCTAACTCAAAAGCAATTATTTGATTGATTAACTCGTCATCGCGTTCAATTTCTTTCCAAATGAATTTATTTCCTCCAATTAGAACAGCTACATAGGCTTTACTTTTACCTGTGACCGCTAAATAGTGTTGTATTTGCACTAGATAAGTCGCTGGTACTTCGTCAGCTTCCCATTCTTTTGCTAGATATGCTGATGCTGTTTTACATTCCAAAATAGCGTCTTCACCAACCACAAACCTATCAACGTTCGCCAACATAAAATCATGCTCTGGATGTTGATACATCATGTTGCTACGTCTTACTTTCTTTCCAGTTCGCTTTTCGAATTCTTTTGCGACAACTTCTTCCATTTGATTGCCCCAGTATGCGGCTTCTCCCGCTGATTCATCTGGTAAAACTTGGTCTGTCTTATCTAGCCACAGCTCAAATGCTGTTTTGTACTGATTTAACCCCATAATGATTCCCGCATCGCTTCCGCCGATGCCTAAACGTCGAGTTAGCAACCATTGTGTTCTATCCATGTCTTTCACGCTCGCTAAGATGTTCATTGTCTTTTCTTTTGCTACAGCCATATATGTTACCTCCATTGATTTTTTAATGAACCTGAGGTATAATTTTCTTAAGGTAATATCTCAAATCCTTAAAGCGCGCACTGCTATGCGTGCTTTTTTAATGTCTAAAATCATCGTCCCAAAGATCATCAACCACAAGCGGGTTTTCAACCACTTTTATCACTTCCTCTCAGCCAGTAGCCTGCGATTACAGACATGAATGAAACTAAAATTATTACTGCAAAAACATCCATTAGCGCGTGACCTCCTCATAGCCTTTTAACTTCAATTCTTCGATATAATCCGTCATTTTCTCGCAACCTGTTTCAATTAAAGCTATTCTCTGTCTGAAAGCCGGATTAGCTATCATTTTCGTTCTGTCGTCAATGAAAATCTCGCTATTCCCGAAAATCGTCTTTTTACGAAAAATTCGCTCCGCCATTTCTTCAACCTCCTAAAGTAAAAATATTGAAACCAAGTAATATATATTGAGTAACAACAACGCGCCTGCAATTATCACTAAAACGCTGAATAAAATTTGATTCTTCATCTGTTGACCTTCATTCTGAAAATTTCTATCCAATGTTCTTTAATAAATTTCTCCATGCGTTCCGGCTCGATATACCACTGCTTTCCTTTACCATCTGCATATACTACAAACCCGCCTTTTGTTATATCTAATTCATCTACAAATCGGGGGTTGTTCAAAACACAATCACGGGCAAAAGATTTTTCCAAACCTGTTTCTCGAGCAAAATCATCAAGTCCCCATACCAAAGCCATTTTTATCACTCCTTTACTAGTCCAGACTTTAAATAGTATTTATCTCGATTTTCTAAAATTTGTTGTAAATTAATGTTGAATGCCTTCGCTATACTTGTATTTAGCGTTAACGCTGTTGCGATCACATCTGTTATTTCTGCAATAGCTTGTTTAGCGGCTTCTCGTTGTAACATGTCACCTTTTCTCAAGCAGTATGTCATCGTTTCTAATCCGCTTCTTAACGCGTTGACTGCCTCTGCCGCCTCTAGTTCAAAGCGACAAGTTAAAGCCGCGTGGTGACTGTCTAGACCGTTTAGTAAAGGTGGTATCATTCCATTTGAAAATTCATGTGCGAATAAATAAGTACTCTGTGGTTCGTTATAGCTGTCGATTAACTGTTCCGCTTGTTCAAGTGAAACCGTTCGTTTACCTTTCGTCTGATTACTAATTAAGGCTGGTGTTACATAACTATCTATCGCTAGTTCTTTTTGCGAATGAGTTTCTGCTAAAACTCGCATCGCATTTTGTGCATATGTTGATTTTTGAAACATAATATCTCAATCCTTTTTTGTTATTTTTTCAGCGACTAATTAACAACTTATCGTTATATACTATTGTTAGTCGCTCCCCAGTGACTAAGTTGTCTGTAAGCACCGTTGTGGTAGGCGGTGCTTAGCTTAAAACTAAACCATGTTCTTCAAGTAGTTTGTTTGATAGGTATACTTGACCTTTGCCGGTTACTCTCGGCGTGTATGTTGTCACCATTAATCCATTCCTATCTGTATGAATATGCGTTTTTTGCTCGAATAATCCCAAGTTCATTGCCTTTTGCGATGGCTTGTTATAATAAGTCCCTTTATTTAGCAAATATCCGCTTCCTCTTAGCCATTCAAAAAGCCTGTTCTGCCCAATATCTAAGCCATTTTGTTTAAGGATTGTCGCTAAGTCTTTTACTAAAACTGTATTCTCGCTCGTTTGTACAGCATCTGCAAAAATCACTTTCGGTTTTTGTTCCTCGATTTGCTTTAATGCTTCTTGCTTCTCTTGTTGCTCCTCAATCCACTTTTTAGCTCTAGCGACTGGGTCATCTATCATGTAAGAAAATGCTGGATATTCAGTTGCTAATTTCCTCGCTTGTTTTTCTACTTCAATGAAGTATTTTCTAATTGCTCGACCCATTTCGTTGTTTTGTACCATTGCTAATTCTTTAGCAGTGTCTAAAGTTAGTAAGTATTCTGTTCGAGGTCTGCCAAATGTACTTTCTCCCAAAATTGGGAAATAGTCTTCATCCTTTAAAAATCCGTAATTACTAAACTTATCGGTAATCCAAGTAGCAAATTTTTTACCGACTTGCAAGCTTTGATGTAGTTCCCGTGCATTTACAAATTTCTCGCCTTTTTCATTTTCTAAAACTGGTAACATTTCATTTGCAATTACTTGTAAATTTGACATTTTGTTCTCCTTTCTGTTCGCCCTTTCACAGTGTTATAGTTTTTGTGAAGGGAGGTGGGTAAAATGGGAGTTAAAATTAAATTTGATTCAAAAAAATTAGAGAGACAAATTAAAGAACAAAGCCTAAAAATCGCCAAGGAAGATATTATTAAAAATGGAACGGAAGGGACCTGTCCCGAATGTTCGCATGTATTTACAGTTAAACCCGGAGTAAACACATGTCCCGATTGCGGGAATGAATTTACTGTGAAAATCACGTAAATCACTTCACCTTAATTTCTAACGAGTTTATAGTGTTAGCCAAGTCTTCCACCAAAGATTTGGCTTCACTTAATCTCTTTTCTAACAAAGCGGCGTTTTCTATGGAATCCTCTACTCCATTCAGCTCTACTTCCATTTCGATGATTTTTAGCTCTTGATCTTTTTCAAGTAAATCTAAAATGTTTTTTATAGTGTTGTACTTAACGAATAATCTATTCTCTTTTTCATTACCATTTTCTAAAATTGTTTCTAATTTAATAATTGCTTGTTTGATGTTATTCATTTTTCTTCCTCCTCTATTTGTTTTAAAAAAGCCTCTACTTCTAAACCATCCACATCTATTCTTTCTGGATAGCATTCAATAATTAACTTTGGTCGTTTACCGCCTAGTATTTCTAAATGAACACCTGTTACAAATCGTCCTACTTTCCAGTCACCAAGTTGAATGGCATTATATGCAGACCCATCTTCTCTTTGACTAGTTTTGATTGACAAAGTTAACTCTTCGTTACTCATGTTCTAGCCTCCTATTTTCTTTTGCCCAAATCGCCGTTAGTTTTTTCCGATAATCTATTAACTAATGAATTAATTTCTGAATAAAGTTCCGGCAAAATACTTAAATCACTATAATTTTCTCCAGTTATACTCAATTCAATGGTAAGTACAGACTCTTTTCTATTTCTCTTGGTTAGGAAAGAGTTTGTAAATGCAATTTTCTTCATTTTCTAGCCTCCTATTTTCGCAAAATCTTTCGTTTCCGTTTTAGCAACGTTTTTGGTAAAAAAATTCGATATATTGCATTTTAGTATCTTTGCCAAAAGAGGCAACATTTCTGCTTTAATTTTATACTCTCCTGTTTCATATTTTAAATATGTGGATGCATTCTTAAATCCTAACTTTATAGCCATATCTTTTTGAGAAAATCCAAGAGATTCTCTTTTTTCTCTGATATATTTTAAATCAATTTCAACTTGCATAAAATCACCTCCGTTTCTGTTTCAGCAATCTTTATAAACTTAGTATACGTTGCTAAAATAGAAATGTCAAGTTCTATTTTAGCAATTTTTGTATTTCTGTTTTAGCAATGTGTTATCTTAATATTATTAAAAGTAAAAGGTGGTAAATATGAAAGTCAATGAAATGATTATCAATCTTAGGGAAAAGAGAAATATCTCTCAACGCGAATTGGCTAATCGTATCGGGATTAATAAAAGCGTAATGAACAGAATAGAATCTGGCGAAAGAGATATTAGAGCTCACGAGCTAGAAGCAATTGCTAACTATTTCGATGTTTCTGCAGATTACTTATTAGGACGTTCAAAACAAAACGATATTGCTGATACAATCGCGGCTCATATAGATCCCAACGCAACAGAAGAGGAAATGGAGGAAATTCTCGCTTATATAGAAGAAAAAAGAAAAGAATATGCTAATGAAGAGGAAATAGATATCACGGACATCGCTGCAAAGAAAGATGCTGACGTGGCAAAGTTTGTAGAAGAGAATCCGGACTTCAAAGCAGTTGCTGCACGTGTCATGGATGACGAAGAGGCTGTTAAAGCGGTCAAAACATTTATTGAATATTATGAGCAACAAAAAAAGAAGTAATGTGTAATTTATTTACTATTAAACCTCTTGACTTGTAACTTAATTACTTGTTATTGAAGTTAATTATTAACATTGTGTGAAAACGTGATATATTCCACGAAAATTATGTATAATATAGGTGCAACGTTGCAATAAAAAACAACGGGGTATAAATACATGAAAAAACTAGATGAACTGAACATGCAACATGATGTAGTGATACTAGAACACGAATTTACTTCTTGTTCATTCACTTTTAGAAAAGAAATTTTCATAGTTATTGATAGTAGATTAAGTCAAAGCGATAAATTGGAAGACGTCGCAAGACTTTTGAATAAAATATAACTATGTAACCAGTTTGCGGCCGCAGATTGGTACATATAAAAAGGGAGATGGAATAATGTATTGTCCGAATTGCGGTCATGCATTAGATAACAGGGAAACTGAATGTCCTGGCTGTTTAGCTCCAATAACTTATCAAACAAGCAACAACGAAAAAGCGCAAAAAGTCGGCGCTTTTATGGAAGAATCTGGTAAATTAATGTCAGGATGTGGTTGTTTAATGACATTGTTGATAACTATTCCTGTCATAGTAATTTTAATAATTATGTTTTTATAAAAAGGAGATAACGGGATGAGTAAGTATAGTTACTTGTTAAAAAAATGGTGGTTTTGGGCTCTTGCTATATTATTTTTAGTTATTTTATTTTACAGCTTTTGGGTAATAATATACTTGGTGGCACTAGCTTCCTTAATATTCGGGATAGTAAAAGTTGTTAAAAATGAAAACAGACGAAAATACACAATAATATTGACTATATCCGCTATATTTCTAATCACCTTTTCACTAATAAGAGTTGTACAGATGTATAACTATGTTATTAATAATCCAGAAGAAACTACAGCAAATGAGCAAAAAAAGAATACTGTCCAAGATGAGCAAACGGAAAAACCCGCTCAAGAAGACGCTGCCGAGGACGAGCAAGCAGAAGAACCTGCTCAAGATGATGTATCTACACCCTCTAAAATTACATCAGATAGTATAGAGTTATTTAATGAGTCAATTGATCGCTTGATTTCTGATTCGAGCGGGGTACTAATAAAAGTGGTTCCATTTGAAAATGAATATGATATGTTAATTGCGTACGTATCTCAAGATTTAAAATATCAAGATGAAGCAACTAAACAAAAAAATGTTGATTATTTAGGAAGCGAAATACAGCAACGTGCTCTAGGTACGCTCTTTGGTGGAGATAACAATCTAAGACCAATGGTTGAGTTCAAATATAAAGATGAGACAAAGATGGCTGGAAGTAGTGCTTTTGATAAAACTAATATGAAGCTCAAAGGAAAATAAAATATAAAGGGAGAATGAAAATGAAAAAAGGGATTGTTTTAGGATTAATTTTATTACTTAGTTTTGTTTTGTATGGATGCGGAGAACCTGAACTAGATATTAGCAAGGATCCCGGAAAAGGATATTATCTACAATACAAAGGAACCACTTCTGATGAGGCAAAGATAACTTTAAAAGATGAAAGCGGAGAAACAAAAAAACTTGATGTAGAGAAAAATAGTTTTACTGCTCTAGTGCCTAGACTAACTTCTAAGGCAATCTACACTGTAATAGCTAAAGATAAAGATAAAGAGACAGAAACTAAGTTAGTAGTTCCTAAACAAAAAAAACTTGTTTCTTATGAAGATTTAAAAGGACAGTTTAATTATATTTATGAAACTGAAGACAAGTTATCTATTTCTCTTCCTGATTCTATAAACAGTAATGAAGAAATAACACCGGGATTTAAAATTATGTCTGATGGTAATAACGTAATGTCAATTTTATTAACATACAGTTCTGAGGATAATATTGGTATCACTGATTATAACGATTTTACCTATTCAATTGCTGCTATTATGATGTCGTTAGATTCGGAAAATAGTTTAGATAAAGTTCTTGATGCTTTAAATAACAGTATGGATAATCAAAAGGAAAATAAAGTCACAGTTAATGATATTACTTATCAATTTTCTACAATTAACGCTGGAACAACAAATATAACAACTTTAGAGATTTTCCCAAACTAAAGAAAGCCTCCGGGCTTTTCTTTTTACCGAAAAAAGAACGTATGTGCGAAAGGAGTGTTATTGATGGCCAACATTGTAAAAACTGAGACTGGCTGGAAATATCGAGTTTCCTATAAAGAAGCTGGAAAGTATAAAGTGAAAAGTAAAAGTGGATTTCCAACAAAAAAACTAGCTTTGTTAGCTGCATCTGAAATGGAGCAAAAGTTGCATCGCGGTGTTGATATAAATGCAGGTGAAGAAAATTTTATTGAGGCTTTTAAAAACTGGTATACAACTTTTCGCAAACAAAAAAAATCAGTAGAAAATGATAAACATTATGATTATGCGATAAAATTCTGTGAAAAATATTTTGCTGGATTAAAGATAAATGATGTAAATAGAACGACATATCAAAAAGCTATTAATGAATTTGCGAAAACACATGCGAAGGAAACTACTAGAAAACGACACGTTTATGTTAGGTCTTTTATTAGAGAAATGGTTTATGAAGGCGTTATTTTACGTGATCCGACAGCTCGTGTTATTATTCCAGACGATGAAACGACGTATAAAGATTTAAAATCTCTATCAGAGGTACAAGTAAAAAAATTAGTAAAAGAATTAAATAATCATTTCAACCCTATCCACTCTTCAATATCAGTTATTTTATTTGCAATAGCTTCTGGAGCAAGATTTTCTGAAATAATTGGATTGACATGGGATTGTATCGATTTTGTGCAAAAAACTATAAAAATAAATAAAACTTGGGACTATAAAAATACAAATGCTTTTAGTAATACAAAAAACTATTCGTCTAATAGAATTATTACTATTGATGATAATACCCTTTCTATGTTAAATAAGATTAAAGTTTATCAATCAGCTGAAAAGTTAAAGGATTCAACATTCAATAAAAACAAATTAGTCTTTATAAACGGCAATTGTTTCCCGCCTTCCAACAACGCTATAAATAAGTCGTTAAAACGTTACTGTAAAAAATTAGGTTTCAATAAAGACATTAGCATTCATGGATTACGTCACACTCACGCTACGCTCCTTTTATATAATGATTGTAATATTAAATATTTGTCTAAAAGATTGGGACATAATACTATAGTAACGACTTTAGAAACCTACTCACATGTAATTGATGAAATGGAACAAAAAGAATCATACAAAATCAGTGAGTTAATGAATAAGATTAATGAAATCTAA